CAGTTAATCCAACTGGAAGCGACCGCGATGTTAGACGGCGACATCGCGCCGGGGATGGAGAATATCGCCGGATATGTGGAGATCAACGGTGGGAAGATCACCCGGACGATCTACCGCGCCAGCCGCGCGCGCAACCCGGACGGCACGGTCAATTTTACCCAACTGGAGCTGATGTGATGGGGGTCGAAATCAAGCTGGACTATGGAGCGATCGCCGGGTTGGAGAAAGCAGCGGAACGGGCGGCAAAAATGACCATCGACGCGGTAAAAGCCGACGTTGTAACCGCCCAAGTAATGCCGTTTGACACCGGCACAATGCAGAACACAGACACCTTTGTTGATGAAAGCCGCGAGAGCGATGTGATTGTCGCATCTATCAATACTGATGCACCACAGGCGCGACGGCTGTACTACCATCCCGAGTACAATTTCCAGACGGTGAATAACCCGAACGCTCGCGGCGAATGGCTGGAGCCTTGGTTGGAAGGGGATCGGAGCGAGTTCGCCGAGGAAACTTTCCGCGAATTCTTCAAAAAGGAGGCGGGTCTGTGATGCGGTTAGAAGAGGTGCGGGACTGGCTGAAATTAACCATCCCAGAGCTTGAAGGACGCATTGCTGTGGGCGCGATCGACGGCAACCAGCCCCAGTATATCGGCGTGTATCACAGCAAAAACCAACCAAAACCGCGCATATGCCTCGGCGGAGCGGTGCAGACACGCTATCAGGTAGCAGTGGTGTCCATCCTTATCCACTGGACAAATAGTCAGCCGCAGACGGAGGAGATAGCTCGCAAAGTGTATGATGCGTTTTACGGACTTGCGGCGGTGCAGATGGGAGATACTCGGGTGATTACGGCATCCCCAAAACAGGCCCCGATCCCGGTTGGAAGGGATCAGCGGGGCATCTATGAATATGTGGTAGAGATTGAAATATATCACGAAAGGACTGATTAAATGGCGATTTCTTCGGGAGTGTTTCCCGTATTTCAGAACACCTTTAAGATCGGGAAAAGCGGGGCCACCAGTTCGGAATCAGACATGGTGACGATTGCGGAGTTGGAAACCTTCTCGATCTCGATTGACGGCAACAACGAGGAATGGACGCCGATGGAGGCGGAGGGCTGGGTGAACCGGATGAATACCGGCAAAGGATTTTCGATCTCCATGTCCGGCAAGCGCTGCATCGGTGACGAAGGGAACGATTATATCGCGCAGGTGGCGTGGAAGACTGGACAGGGATGTTGCAGCAAGTTCGAGTGGGGATTTCCAGATGGAGCGAAACTGGTGTTCGACTGTCTCATCAACGTATCTAACGTGGGCGGCGGCGACAGCACCAATGTAGGCGGCCTTGAATTTGAGGTTTTGTCTAGGGGCAAGCCCGAATACACCCCGGCAGCCGGAGCTTAAATACAATATCGGCCCTCTGCTTTGTAGCAGGGGGCCTTTTAGGAGGAAATGTTATGGCTAGACTTTACACAGTGGACGGCAAACTGCTGGTTGACACCCCGGAGGTACGGATTGGAGACCAGGTATTTCCGGTGGACGACCGGCAGAAGACGGCAAAGAAAATTGCAAAGCTCATGGAACAGGACGATGGTACCGGGATAGATGCTATGGATGAAATCCTGAAACTGGCGCTCGGGCCGGATGCGTTCAAAAAGATTGACGAAATGAACCTTCCTTTCCGGGCCCATCAAAAGGTGTTGGAGCTGGTGAGCGCCGCGGTGATGGGTGAAGACCCGGAGGCGGCGGAGGCCCGATTTCAAGGGGCAAAAGCGGAGGGATAACCAGTGGTACGACATGGAATATGACGCAGTGCTGATCGAGCAGTCGATTGCGAAGCAATACGGTATCCTACCCTCCCAGCAAGGCGAGCTCAAATATGCCGACTGGGCAAAGCTGGTCGGCGGTCTGATGAACGATACTCCACTGGGGCAGATTGTGAGCATCCGCAGCGAACGGGATAAGGATATCCTCAAGCACATGACGCCTGAGCAGAAAGAATTGCGCGCGGAATGGTCGAGGTTCCAGGCGAATCGAATGAGATCCAGGCCGGAGGACGAACAGAAAGCTCAGATGCGGGCGCTCGAGCAGATGATAGCGGCCATGTTTGGGAGGTGATGCGATGCCGGGAGGAACAAGCGTAGGGACCATATTCCTTGATCTTAAGATTCGCAATACGATTGGCGCACAGTTTGAGAAAATTGTTTCGGGCGTCGAGCAGAGCACCAAAAGCGCTTTCAAAGATACGTTTGAGGCGGCCGGGAAAAGCGCCGCTGCTGCCGTGGAAAAGCCGCTAAAGCAGGCAGCGGCAGCGATGAAAAAACCGCTGCAAAGGGCAAAAGAGCAGGCCTTGCAAACCGAAGAAGAGATAGACGCTATCGTAAAGCGGGCCGTGGATCGAATGAACAATGCTGGGAAAGGCGGCCAACCGGAGAAGCTGAGAGTTGCAAAGCGCGCGCCGAGCAAACTTGCGACAGATCCGGAAGATTACATGCGGCGCTGGGATTCGGAGAAGCTCAAGCTAAGGGAAATAAGCGAAGAGGCCGGAGCGGCGTCTCAAAAAGTCAAGGAGGAGACTTCTCGGGCGAGTGCGGGCGCGGAGGCCACGGTGAAGCGAACGTCTAACAATATCCGCAATACCGTGGCGCAGACCGCAAACCACGCACAAAAGAAAGTGAAGTCGTCAGCCAGCGGAATACAAAAGACCCTTGGAAGGCTTGGCAAAACCATACAGAGCGTGTTCAAAGCGGTTTTCTTAACGTCTGCCCTTTACGCGGCGTTCCGCGGCCTGAAATCTTTGTTCGAGGGCGCGACAAAGCAGAGCAAGGAGTTTTCGTCGGCATTGAACGAAGTCAAGGCAAACCTCGCGATTGCGTTCCAGCCGATCATCGACGCGGTGATGCCCGCTCTAACTGCGCTGATGCAGGGGCTCGCGAATGTCACCAGAAGCATTGCGGCGTTCATCGCGGGGCTGTTCGGTAAAACCTATAGCCAAGCGGCGGACGCAGCCAAGAAGCTCCAGCAGGTGAAGACTGGCGCGGATAAAGCGAAAGGCAGTCTTGCGGGATTTGACGAACTCAACGTGATTGGAAACAAGTCTGAGGAATCCTCCGGTATCGACTTCGGCGCCGTAAACGCCGAGGGTGCGGCTGCTGCGGAAGGCGTGGGCGCGAAATTTGCGGCTGGGCTGGAAGGGCTGAAAGGATTGATTGATGCGTATGTGCTGGAGCCGATTAGGAACAATCTCTCTAAGCTACAAGAACCGATTGATCGATTCAAAGGGTTGCTGCAAAGCATTGGGGAAGGCGCGCAGGAGTGGCTCGCGCCGGTCAGCGATTGGTTCCAGGGCCCCTTTCGGGAGGCCTTGGACAACAGCATAGGCAACGTAACCACCCGATTGGCGACCATGATGGGCACCATTACAATGGTCGGCACCACTCTTTGGAATTTCCTGAAACCGATTGTAGATTGGTTTGTGGTTGATGGATTGCCGCTGCTCACCGGGGCGTGGACGGAGCTTGACGATACAATTACAACGGCATCCACAGCGATCCACAAGGCCATAAATACTGTATGGCTGGGTGTGGTGGAACCGGCATTTCAGCTTGTATCAAAAATAATCACGGATGTCGGCGGTATCATAAAAGATTTGTGGGACAAGTACGGAGCAAAGACGTTTGAAAATATTCGTGAGGCGATCGAATCGGGCAAGAATTTGTTCCAAACGCTTTGGAATAACTTTTTGGAGCCGATTTTTTCAAACATCTTTAGTGTTCTTACCGCGCTATGGGAAGAGCACTTGAAACCGCTGGTCGCTCAAATCGGTGAATTTGTAATGAAGCTGATAAACGGAGCGCTGGAAATCTACAATGGGTTTATCGCGCCCATAGTGTCGTGGTTTGTAGAAATCATAGGGCCCGTAATTTCCAGAGAAATAAACAAGGTTATTTCTATCATCGGATTGGTGGTCGGAGCCATTTCTGATGCGGTAAAGGCGACCTTTGGGTATCTCGGCGGAATGATCGACTTCATTGTAGGAGTGTTCACAGGCGACTGGAATAAAGCGTGGCAGGGTATTGCCGATTCGATGAAAGCGATTTGGAATGGCATGGTTTCAGTCGTTGAAGGTGCGATTAACCTTGTCATAGAAGCGATTAACTGGATGATCGACAAGGTGAACAGTGTTGTTGATGCGGTTCCTGATAAATTGTTTGAGATGATCGGTCTTGGCGCCGACTGGCGCATTCCGACAATCGGCAAGGTGGAGCTTCCACGTTTGGCGAGTGGTGCTGTGATCCAACAGCCCACCCTTGCTATGATGGGTGAGTACGCCGGGGCCAGAAGCAACCCGGAGATCGTGTCACCCCAATCGACAATGCGCGAAACCTTCCTGGAGAGCATTGTCCCGCTACTGAACGCTCTGGAGGAAGGATTTGACCGCGTGATTGAGGCGATCCGGGCAATTGATCCCAGCCTGAACATTGACGGTGTGGAGCTGGCGCGGATACTGGCTCCGTATCTCGACAAGGAGAGCGTAAGAAGGGGCAAGACGATTTTTCAGGTATAAAATATCCCCCTCCATTAAGAAGGGGGATATTTTACGAATCTATTCAGGGTAGTTAACCGTGTCGAATACTTCGCCTGTAGAGGAATCCGTCAAAGTAAATTCAACTTTTGGATCAGGCTTGCCATCGAGCAGCTGGTAAAAATAGCACACAAAATACATATTTACGAGCGAGGTTTCCCCAAGACTGGATGCATACTCAGCCTTATCTACTGTCAACTTTATTTTAGTCAGGTCATCATTTGGCGTAACATCTTTAATGTACGGTGATTCTTCCCCTTCTTTATAAACCAGCAAGCCATCAACACTTTCCTTCTTGGCTTCTTGGAGCAGCGTTTCATGTTGATTTCTTGGTATCACATACGTCAAAGACCCATCGTCATTTAAGAACACATCTGAAAAACCCTGCTTCATCGCGTCTTTGCGAATGTCTTCAACATCTGCTCCCATCGCAAAAAGGGATGGAAAGATAATTTCAATATTCTCGTTTGCATCGTCGTTTGAAGTGATTGAACTTACACTGGCATCAAAAGAAAGGCGTGCGCTTTCCGAAGAAGTTGAATCGAACGCGAATCCCTCACTTGAACCGGAATCCATAGATAAGCTGGATGCTGAAGATGAGCTTTGTGTTTTTGGCGCTTGTGCGCATGAGGCGCTCGAAAATGTGATGACAAGAGCCAAAACAGAACAAAAAATCCGCCTTACACCACGTTTCATTGTCTGCCCTCCTAAGTTGTCGTATTTTGTTATATTATACCACCGCCTGGTGTCGCATTAGGACGAATCTTTGAGGACGGGTAAAAAATAAGGCCGGAATCCCGGCCTAAAAGTAAATCTATATTTTACGCTTTGCCCTTAATCAATTGCAGCTCAAAGGCGTTGCGGGCAGTGACGGTTTCCACGTCGGTAACTTTGCCCTTTAGTGCATCGACCTTATGGCCAACGGTTTCCACAGCATCAACAACCTCGCTGCGCGTGGCGGCAAATCCCTTGTCCATTTTGTCGCCCAAGGCGTCTATCTTTTTGTCGATGCGGCTGATCTCCTGCTTCAGTTCAGCGGTTTGGCCGTCCATCATTGATTTAATGGATGCCAGTTCGGCGGACTGATTGTTCACAGTCGCTTTGATAGCTGCTAGCTCGGCGGCTTGGCTTTCAAACATCGCCTTGATTGCATCCAGCAATTTGTTTTCATCCATTAGCTCAACCCCTTTTTTATTCTGTTAATTTTATTATACCGCATCCGCCTAGGGCTGGCAAGCAAAATTTAAGAGACAGGCGCGCCGCCGCAACAGGTTGGCGTGCCTTTCTATATCAGAAGCGAGGTGAATCCAATGGTCTACAAAGGAATGTTGAAAATTAATGGGATTTGGGTACCAACGCCGACAACCTTCGACTTCTCCACGGAGGATTTGGAGGACGAGGCGTTCCGCACCGCGGACGGCCTGATGCACCGGCAGCGCGTGGGGAAAAAGATCAAGCTGGCCTGTGCGTGGCAGGTGATACCGGAATCGGATGAATATTACAGCCTTGTTTCCCTGCTGGATGGCCTGCCTGAGTTTTTTCCAGTACAGTTTCCGCATCCGAACGGCAACAACAGCTACGTTATCACCGCGTATCGAGGCAACCCGTTATCCACATCTATGCGCAGCTATTATGACAACGGAAAAAAGAAAATATCCTATTGGAAAAACCTCAAGGTGAACTTTATCGAACGGTAGGTGATGTAATGCTCAGTGTATCAACTGAATTTATGGAGGCGGTGCGGGCCCCGCAGCGGGACTGGATCGCCTCTGTCTCGTTTGGCGTCTATGATGTAACTGCCAAGGCGGATGCGGCAGCTTCCAGCACGGGCAGACAACCGTTCTCGAGGGAACGCTATACCTTGGACACTGTAGCGGACATGACGAATATTGGCACCTGCGAGCAGGATCAATTCCGCCTGAACGGTACATTCAGCCTGTTTCCGGATCAGCCAGACACAGTCAACTGGGGGTGGTGGTCGGCGAATATGTCGGATGAAAATGGCACGTTCTCTGAGAACCCTAAGATCGTCTGCACCTTTACCCGGCCGCACAGCAGCATCGGCGCCACCCTGACCTTTGCCGAACCAATTATGGATGTTCGTGCTGAGATGTACAGCGGGGACACACTGTTAAACGCCGCGGATTTTACAGGCCTCAATACAGTCAAAGCGGTACTGAATCTGCCGGCTGAAAATTACAATCGTGTTGTGGTGGAATTTAAACGAGCCCTACCTTACCACTATGTGAAGCTCCTGGAGATCGATTTTGGAATCGAATACATCTACGGAAATGAGAATGTCACATCAATCGACGTTTTGGAGGAGATAGACCTCACCGGAAATTCAATATCCAGCAATTCCATGACGATCACTTTAAACAACCGAGACCAACGCTTTAACATGTTTAACCCTCAAAACGAAGTGCGTTTTTTGCAGGAGCGTCAACAGCTCCAGGTGAATGTTGGGTTGCACGTTGGCGATACTTATGAAACCGTGCCGTTGGGAATTTACTACCTCAGCGAGTGGGGGAGCCCCACGCAAAACACCACTAAATTTACCGCTTATGATCTGATCTCGCAGCTGGATGGCGTGTACTATAAGTCGCGACTATATGACGGGGAACGCGCCGAGACCGTGTTTACCGAGCTATTTGACGATCTTAGGATGTATGACGCCCAGGGAAAACCGAGATTTTATGTCCATCCCAATATCCGTGATGTACCGATCAGCGGCTATATCGAGCCAATGGAGTACCGGGACGCGCTGCAGCGGATTGCCTTTGCCTGCGGGGCCGTAGTCAAAACAAATCGTATGGGCCAATTGGTGGTGTACCGCGCTACAGATGAAATTGGCAATCAGATCATTATTGACGAATACACCACCTACGAGAAAACACCGGTATGCGGCGGTATGTCAGCCGGGCAGGGGATCGTTCTGGCGGCCGACATCTATACCATTCCAGCCCCGATCGTCATAGACCGGTCATTGTCTCAGGCGCCGCGTGCGAGTGTTGGGAAGTATTACAACCAGGTCAATGTGGAGCAATACCGATGGAGATCAAAGGGGGAGACGGAAACGCTATTTGAGGGCGCGCTGTCGGGTGACGTGCTGATCCCATTTCAGTCCTACCCGGCGCAGAATATCACTGTGACAGGTGATTATACCAGCTTTGAGCCCTATGCCTGCGCCGTGATTGTCCGAGGTGCATCTGGTGAGATTGTTGTGACTGGAAATGTGCTGGAACCACAGACGCGCATTGTATCCACGCAGTTGCCAGATGTGGCGGAGAACGTCAAGCCAAACACTTTGGAGGTGAAAGGCGTGACGCTGATCGCCAGGGAGGATACAGCGCGGTATGTTTCTGCGTGGTTGCTGGAGGAGATGCAGAACCGCATCACACAGACATTCAATTGGTGGATGAATCCCGCGGTTGAAACGGCCGATTTTTGTAAATTGGAAACGCAATTTGGCGAGTTGCGCGAGAGCCAGATCAGGAAGATGCATTTTAAGTACCAAAGCGGCCTAAGTGGAGATAGCGAGGTGATCGGATGATATGGCGGGAGCCTAAGACTAATTGGGCCGACGAAGACTTTGTGAATACCGAAGACTGGAACCGGGTAGAGGGAAACTTGGAATATGTGTCCTCTTTCGACGGAATCGGCTATACGCCCAAGGCTTGGACCGTTTCGGATTTTCCGACAGTTTCGAGGATTAACCGTATTAAGTCGGGCATCAATGAGTTGGCTGGCCGCATCAGCGCACAACCGTTGGAAATCAGCACGCAAAACCTGCAAAAATTCGGGTGTGGGGATATGAACCAGCTCGAGAGTTACCTGCTCCGGCTGTACGAGAGGACAAAGCAGCTGGAGCTTGGAACAGTCCGCGCCGGAACAACGGTGGCCGGCCGGGAAATTAACTTGCCGATAGGAGGAATATAGGATTGGCGAGAGTAACATTTCAGGACGAGCAGGGGCAAAACCTTGCGCGTTACAAAATGACCCTTGTGGAGGGGAGCACAGACACTTATGACCTCACAAGGATGGCGACGATCACGCAGCACGGAACTCCGTTCAACAAAGAGGTCATGGATCAGATGGCGCAATTGGCTGACATTGAGGATATGGCGACGGTAGATTCCAGTGGGTATGTCGAAAAAAGCGCAACTGTGAAGGATCAGAACTCAATCACGCCAAAGATGATCTGGAGCGGAACTAAGGATCAGTACAACGCGGTCGAGATAAAAGATCCAGCAACCATTTATTTTGTATTGGAGGATTCGCTGTGATAACAATTGGCGATCAGAAGGTTGATGAAATTTACATCGGTGAAAATGCCATTCGTACGGTATACGAAGGCGATATAGAATGCTGGAGCGCGGCACGGCCAATTACCGAGCGATCGGTTGGCGATATTTTGCGGTACGGCAATAATACCTATGTGATTTTGGATTTTAACCATGCGCGCTACCCATCGAACACAGTTCAAATTCTCACACAGCAAACAGTAAATGTCACCTATAACGGCGGAAGTGATGTCTACGAAGATCCCGCTCTGATGTCTCTTTTCCTTCCTAAACTTCAAAACATATTGGTACCGACAGATTTTCAATATGGGTATGAAACAAGATGGAATGACTATGAAACCGGGATTGATAAAAAGCTGCATCTGGATTCAGCGACGGCCAAAGTAAATATCCCCAGCCTATATGAGATTGGGAAGACCTATTCGCCGCAACAGAGCGGCTTATCGATGTCCAACCGATATATTGATGGGGTTGCCTTTGATGGGTTCCCAAGCCTAAACATCGGGACGACTTGGGCGTTACGCAGCTACGACTACTCAGAAACTGTTTTCCGTGAAGAGGGTGTCGCTCAAAGCTCTCAGGAAGTTATGCAGATTTCGGCCACGGGGAACATACAGCGCAGTACAATATATACGGTTGTCAGTTATGAGCCGGTCCCGGAAGAACCGGAGGAGTGGGATCCCCGATACCCTAAATACGTTACAGCCGCTGCCCGTGTGATTGCGAGCCTGCCAATCACAACACAAGTTAGTGCGAAGCCGGACGAAAATGGCATATATGATATTAAATTGTCTTAAAAAATGGGGGAGTGAGATGAAAATTGAAGTAAGAGGCCGGGAGATATGCCAAAGTAACAACTGTATCGGACTGCAGGCTGACAACAACGTGGAGATCAGAGACTTTGTGCTGAGCCGATATTACGGAGACATCGACCTATCCGAAGGGATCGCCTATCTGCTTTTTTGTGACCCCAGCGGCAGAACCGGTTATATCCCATTGGAAAAGACGGTGGCTGAGGACAGTTTGAACTTACGCTGGATTGTAGGTAGCGAGCTCACTGCGGTGCCCGGACAGATCAAGGCGCAAATCAAGATCAGTGGATTGGATGCGGCTTTGTGGCACAGTGAGGTCGCCTATTTCCATGTGGCGGAAAGCATCCCTGCGGAAAGCCCGCAGCCAGTCGTATTTTCGACACGCGCAGCGATGCCGCGGACATCCTCCCTAGAGGCCGAACCACCGATCACAATATCAGAACGAAAAATTAATATCCCTGCGGTGTTACAAAATATCGCGGTGCAGAATGATGAAAACTCGGAGACTGTTACCATTCAGATGCCGCGTTTTTTCGATGGGCACGACCTAAGCGAGCATATTATTATCTTGAAAACGGTATCGTCTGGGGGCCGGGATGACATCGTTTTTTCCGATGTAGCAGTTGGAGACAGCGAATTGACCTTCCAATGGACACTGCGCCCACCGCAGACATCATATAACGGCACACTGACACTTCAACTACGCGTAGAAGGGAAGGATTTTAAGTGGGAGACCGATACCGCTACTGTTAACATACTGCGATCCATAGATGCGCAGCCTGTTATTCCGTCCACTCCCTCTATACTTGACGGGTTTGCTGCGAGGCTAGAGACCGCCGAACAAAACGCCCAAAGCGCATTAGATGGCCTCGCGGGCAAAGTCGACAAAGTGATGGGGGCCCGTTTGATGACCAATGAAGAAGCTGAGAAACTGTCTGGATTGCATAATTATATACTTCCCACCGCGGGCAATGAACTGGGCGGTGTGAAGAATGGCGGGAATGTAATCGTAAATGTGGATGGTACAATGACGGCTCCGACCGGCGGAGAGGGCGCAGTGTCCAGCGTGAACGGAAAAACGCCTGATTCGAGCGGAAATGTGACTATCACAGCCGAAGATACAGGGGCGCGGCCGGATAGCTGGACGCCCACAGCGGCGGAGGTAGGCGCGGCAACCTCGGGGCACACCCACAGCGCAGCCACCACCAGCGCAGCGGGATTCATGTCTGCCGCAGACAAAACCAAGCTCAACGGCGTCGCCACAGGGGCCAACAACTATGTCCTGCCGGTTGCGGGGACCGCGCTCGGCGGCGTCAAAAACGGCGGAAACGTCACTGTCAATGCGGACGGCACCATGACCGCACCGGAGGGCGGCGGCAGCGATGGAGCGGTGGAATCGGTGAACGGCAAGACCGGCGCGGTGACGCTGACCGCGGCCGACGTGAGTGCGTTGAGCAAAACAGCGCAAGCAGTGACCAACTGGGACACCGCTACCAACACAGGGCTTTACACCAGTGATCTGACAGCACAAAATCTACCCGATATGGAGGCGGATTCCAGTGGTGGGGTATGCAACGGCCTGACAATCAACGATGCACAGTTTATCATGTGCAGCGACTATTCCATGATGAACATATGGGCGGGCTACCGGCACTATATGGGTTCTGGTTACTTCACTGAGTGGACACAATTCCTGTCTTCTTCATCTGGTTTCAGCGCAATAACTGTAACAGACTGGAACAATGCAACTCAGACCGGATTTTATACGAGTAATGCAGATGCGGACAATGCGCCGTATCCGTATACTTACGATACATGTTTTGGATTCGTCATCGCAAATACATCTGCTGCGCAACAGTTTGTATTCCGCGAATCTAAGGCGTCAAATGGCATAGTAGACAATGCTTTGTATACCCGTTCCGTTCGCTTAAACAGCCGCCCGGTGTATTACGGAGAGTGGCAGCTTGTCAACAAGCAGGCCGCCGCAGACGTACCGATCACGGCGATATCGGGCATGACGGCAACCACGGTGCAGGAGGCGCTGGAGGAAAATTTTCAGTCTGTCGTTGATGGAAAATCGAGTTTGGAGACCGCCATCACCGACAAGGGCGGGACGGTCTCCAAGACGGGCGATGTGGCGACCTTTGCGGAGCTTACGGCGGG